GGTTGATCTCGTCTTCAAGCGCCTTGGCCCACTGCCCGATAAGGTGCTTCACCAGATGCAAATCCTGCTGCTCGGCGTTGCTGAACGTCGCACGCGTCAGATCCTGCAGGAAAACAGGCGGCAATTGCCACGCGCGTGCGATTTCTTCCACCTGGAATCTTCGAGCCTCAATCATCTGCCCCTTCGCAGGATCGAGGCCAACCGGCGAGAGTTTGTAGCCAGCCGGAATAGGAAATACCGGCTCGTTGGCGTTCTTAGCGGCATCAACGGAGCGCTTGATGTCTGCCTGTGCGCGCTTCATGGCATCGGCGCCAGCCGGCAGCGGCCCCTCGAGCGACAACGGTGGTACGCCACCTCCAGCGAAGAAGTTGCTGCCATAATCGTTCATGGCAATTGCGAGCTGAATCGCTTTGGCCGCGCGGTTAATCGGTCCATAATGCTTCAGGCCGTCCGCCTTGAGCATAAACGGCACGTCGATCACGTCAGAGGCCGGATAGTCTTTGTTTTCGAATTGATAGACGACTTTCGGGCCGGTGCGCTTGATGACCGTCTTCGACGGATCCATCGGCCACAGCGAGTCGATGCCCTGCGGCGTACGCTCGATGTAGGCCAGACCCCGGCCGCCCGTAAAGACCTGTTGCCAGAAGTACTGCCAGAATGCGAAGGAGCCCATCGCATCGTTCGGAGCCCTATTAACAACGGTTTCCAATTTGCCGGTGACCCGCTTGGCTCCGGCCTTAGTGTCTCGATAGGCGTGCCGGGGAAGTGCTGCCAGCGTCCTAGACAAAAACGCCACGGCGGCCAGCACTGCGGGCACAGTAAGCGCATTGTCGATCGACACAGACGGCAGATTTGCCGACTGCACGCCGAAGAATGCCAGGAAGTTCTCCGAACTCACCGGCACCGTCGGATTTTCTATCGTTGCGCGGGTTTCCGCCGACTTTTCGCGGCTAAACGGCCATTTCATACGGCCTCCTATGCCGCTAGAGAGAAGTTTGGATCGTCCCAGGGACTGACCACAGGTTTGACATCGGCAACACCGTCAACAGCCGCGCCGATCGCGATGGCGAGTGCAACGGCGGCGTCGATGCGCACCGAGGCCTTCGTCTTCACGAACCAACGATTGTCCTGAGCATCGCGATCGAACGTCGCCCCCATGATGGCGGTCATCAGCAAAGGGCTACGACGCAGGCGGATTCGCCCGTCGATGATCATGTCTTCGAGCGCGGAAACCGAACCCGGCATCCATAGCCCTTGAGGCGCCGGTAGCCCTGCCGCTTTGGCAGCCTCAACTTTTTCCGGCTCAGGCTTGGCACGCACCTTGCCGCCCTGCGGATGGGCTACGTGCGGGACAATAATGCCGAGCGCCTCGACCTCTTCCCGGAACTTGTCATAGGCGTACCGGTCATAGGCCACTGCTTGGATGCGGAAGATCTCATTCAGTTGCTGAAGTCTGGCTGCTACGAAATCATAGCGGATGCGCTGCCCAGGCGGAGCATTCAACCAACCTTCGCGGACCCAAACGTCATAAGGCGCCTTGTCGGCCGCGGCACGAGCCTGCAGCGTTTCTCCTGGCGTCCACGCCTCCACCCACGCGTCAAACGTTGGGAGACTGACAATAGACCCGTCTTCGTGCTGCATCTCCTTCGTCCCGGTAGGAACAACAGCCGCTAGCACGGTCATGTCTCGCGAGGCAGAAAGATCGGCGCCGAGATACACCGGCTTATCGGCCAGTTCCTCCAGGGCGAAGTCATCCATGACGCTTTCGACCGTTTCGCGCGGCATCCACGCCTTGTCGGCATCGGTCCAGCAGCAGAAGTGAAGTCGAAGGATGCCGTTTAGCTTCCCTGGCATCTGCCGTGCCTGGTTCACAACGCCAGCAAGATATTCGGGCGTCAGGATTGTCCCGAGCAGCGGATTTGCCTTCTTCCAGCATGTCGGATCCTCAAGCGGATCGTCGTCCTTGTCGAGCGCGCAAACCCACGCGAAGGTCGTGTCGTCGATCACCTCGCCGACGTATGAGAAGGATTCGTCAGGCGCCAGCGTACCGGCGGCCACCTTGACGGCGTGCTCGTGTTCTTCCCAGCAGATGCTGTTGCGGTCGCTGCCCGAGTTGGTGATCATAAGGAGCAGGGGCTGCCTGCGAAACTTGAACCCACGCTCGAGCATTTCCATGGTGGAGCGATCGGGGTGTTCATGCACTTCGTCGCAGAGCGCGAAGTGCGGGCGCGGACCAGAACCGGATTTGCCGCTATCCTTAGAGATTGGCCGAAAGAACGACTGCGACTTGTGGTGCGCGATGTTGAACTCACGCCCCATGCCGCCGCTGAACTTCAGCCTCTCATTGAGGGCCGGAGCGGCTCGGACCATCTTGCAGGCATCTTGAAACAAAATCCCTGCCTGCTCTTTTTTCGCGCCGGCAGCATAGATCTGTGCGCCTGGCTCTTGATCGGCGATAAGCCCGTACAGTCCGACGCCGCCGGCGAACGGCGACTTACCATTGCCCTTCCCCTCCTCGACATAAGCCCGCCGGAACCGCCGCGAGCCGTCTGCCCGCATCCAACCGAACAGCGAACCGAGCTTGAAAGCCTGCGACGGGTGCAGCTTGAACGGGCGGCCTTCGAACTGGCCCTCGCTGAGCTTCAGCCGTTCCTCGAAGAACCGGAAGACGCGCAGCGCAGCGTCGTCGTCGAAATACAGGCCGCGCTCGTGACCTCGCTCCAGGTCGTCGAAATGTCGACGGCACGCGTTTCGTACGTGCGGACCAGCCACTTCGGCGCCAGAAAGAACCGAGCGCGCATAATCACTCACGCGCTTGAGCGCCGGCCCCTCAATCGAGCAGGTCGTCTTTTTCTTCACCAGCATCAGGCACCGTAATTTTGCTTGCGTCAGCCGGCGTAGCGCCCATCTGGCCAAGCATTTGGCGAAGGAGATTTAGAGACTGAACTCCAACCTCTTGTCCTGCCATCAATCGCCCCTGGATCGTCGCCGCCATGCCCACGAGCATGCGATGCGATTCCGTGAGCCATGGGATTTCGCGCTCAAAAAGCAGCCAGGCTGATTTTGCCTTGGTCTGCTCAGTATCCCTGAGCCATGTGGGCGGCTTTCCAAGAGGCATCTTGGCATCTGGCTCTCTCCGATCTTTGAACCTACCGGCGTTGATCTTGTCGCGCCCCTCTGTCTGGGCCTTCCCGAGAGGGTTCCTCGGTCTTGCCATCAGCAGCCTCCGTAGGGGTCATATTTTGAATTGCAGATGCGTGCGTTTTGGAGGGCCACAGGTAGGGCGGCCCGAACGGTCCAGACCGTTGACCACCCCCTACCCGTCGAGCGGCCAGCCGTCGGGGCCGAACCGGATGACGTCCTTGCCTTGCTCCAGTCGCCTCTTGTGGGTGTCATGACAGGGCTTGCAAAGTGACTGCAGATTGGCTGGGTCACTGAAGAGCTCAATGCTGCCCTTGTGAGCTTGGACATGGTCAACGACCGTGGCTTCGGTCACCTCCTCGACGAGGAGGCAGAAGCGGCACAGCGGCTCTTGCGCCAACTGGTGATTACGAAGTCTTTTCCAGAGCGCGGTGTCGTAGAGGTGGTGCCACGCAGCGCGCGCGTTACTCGGAACTCTGGATTCCCGTTTGCGTTGTTCATCTGTCAATGGAAGGAGGCCTCTGATGGCAGACGACAAAAAGAAAACCGCGGCAGACCGCCGTCTGGTCGCTGGCACCCAGAAGTAT